AAAAAGGGGTAAATGCGTGAGCGATATCAAGGGGATATGAGACTGTTAGGCTATTTAGGTTATTGTTTGTAGTTTCCTGATATTTTAATAACTGTAGTATATAGCTAATACAGTATGCAAATGGCGCTGGCGCGTGTGGTGGCGCCACGCTCACACCCTCCGTTCTGGGGTGAACTGCTCATCTCCGTGACAATTCGCCAAACTCGCCGTAACGCCATGATTTTACAGGCGAAAACCATTGTCATTTGGATTGCCTAAAACCGCCCAAAAACGCCTAGTTCTGCCACTTTGGCGCGATTGTCACGCAAGTCTGTTCATGTTGGGCCAACCAAAAAACAAAACCTAAACCGCCAAGGTCACACAAAGGCCGCGCAAGCCGCGCGCCAGCCGACTAAAAACACGCGACCTAAACCGCCCAGCCAGAGGAAATGACCGCGCTGATTTGCTGCGACATGTAGCCGCAGGCTGTGTCTGGAGCTTGGGGGAGGGGGGGTGGGGGCCGGCGGGCGCGTGGCTGTCACGGGCACCCTCCGCAAACAATTTTTTATTTTTTATTTTTACGCAACACAGTTTAGTGCAGCCTTGCCCGCGCCACCCGCGTCATCTATTATGGCACCATGACCTTCTATTCCCTGCCGTTCGCACCCGAACGCCCAGAAGCCACCGAGGCGCGCTTGGAGGCGATCTACGAAGCCGCGCGCTATGGCCTGAAAGGCGACAGCTTAGCGTTGGCCGCCGGGCTGACGCCAAAGCAGTTCCGGCGCCTGTCTGAGTTTGACCCGCTGGTCGAGGTCGCTGAGATGAAGGGCCGCGCTGACGGCGAACTGTCCGCCGCCAAGACGATGTTCAACGCCGCCGCCAACGGCGACGCCAGGGCTGCGCTGGACATCCTCAAGCACCAGCACGGCTGGGTCGCCAAGCAGCAGATCGACGTGAACATCGACCAGCAGATCAGCATCACCGGCGCACTAGAGCGGGCGCAGTCGCGCGTCATCGAAGGCCTGTACACCGAACTGACGCCGTTAAAGGACGACACCCACTATGCAGCAGCCAATCTACTCAGCAGCCGAGGAAATGGAATTGATGAGTCGGCTGTGGTCGCCGACGATCAAGGATGACCCGCTGGCGTTCGTGCTGCTGACCTACCCGTGGGGTGAGCCGGGTACGCCGCTAGAACACTTCAAAGGGCCGCGCAAATGGCAGCGCGACGTGCTGGGCACCCTGCGCGACCACATCAAGGACAACCAAGGCAAGGTGGACTACGACACCTTCCGCAAGGCGGTGGCGTCAGGCCGCGGTATCGGCAAGTCGGCGCTGGTCAGTTGGCTGGTGCATTGGATGCTGTCCACGCGCATCGGCAGCACGACCATCGTGTCGGCTAACTCCGAGGCGCAGCTACGGTCGGTGACCTGGGCCGAGATCACCAAGTGGCTGGCGATGTCGCTGAACAGCCACTGGTTCGAGATTGCCGCCACGCGCATCATGCCGGCCAAGTGGATCACAGAACTGGTCGAGCGCGACTTAAAGAAAGGCACGCGCTACTGGGCCGTCGAAGGGCGGCTGTGGTCGGAGGAGAACCCAGACGCCTACGCCGGGGTTCACAACTGGGACGGCGTGATGCTGATCTTTGACGAAGCGTCCGGTATCCCCGACAGCATCTGGTCGGTGTCGGACGGCTTCTTCACGGAGAACACACCGCACCGCTTTCACGTCGCGTTCTCCAACCCGCGACGCAACACCGGCTACTTTTACGAGACGTTCAACAGCAAGCGCAGCTTCTGGCGCACAAGCAACATCGACGCGCGTGATGTCGAGGGAACCGACAAGAACCTGTACCAGCGCATCATCGATGAGTATGGCGCCGACAGCTACCAGGCCAACGTGGAAGTGTACGGTCAGTTCCCATCAGAAGGTGACGACCAGTTCATTCCGGTCAATCTGGTGGACGACGCCATGAAGCGGCCCAAGCACAAGGACGAGACGGCGCCGATCACCATCGGCGTCGATCCGGCGCGGTTCGGGTCGGATGCCACCGTCATCGCGGTGCGGCAGGGACGCGACCTGATCGACATCAAGCGGCTGCGCGGCGCTGACACGATGGAAGTGGTCGGGCACGTCATCGAGGCCATTGAGGAGTACAAGCCTGCGCTGACCGTCGTCGATGAGGGCGGCCTGGGTGCGGGCGTGGTGGATCGGCTGAAGGAACAGCGGTACAAGGTGCGCGGGGTCAACTTCGGCAACAAGGCGCAGAAGCAACTCATGTACGGCAACAAGCGGGCCGAGATGTGGGGCGCGATGCGCGACTGGCTCAAGACAGCCAGCGTGCCAAACGACCGCTTCCTGAAGTCTGACCTGATCGGGCCGAAGACGAAGCCGGACAGCAAGGGCACGCTGTTCCTTGAGTCGAAGAAGGATATGAAGGCCCGCGGGCTGGCGTCACCCGACGCTGCCGACGCCATCGCGGTGACGTTCGCGTTCCCGGTGGCGCACCGCGAAGGGCGCGTTGACAAGAAACGCGGAGGTGGGTATTCTCCCGGCGGAGTTGCCAATTCTTGGATGGGCAGTTAATCAGATGGCCGACAAGAAAAAGTCTGTTTCGTTGGCCGTGGGTCGTGGGGAAAAACTCCCTGCGTCCAAGGGCGCGGGACTGACGGCCAAAGGCCGCGAGAAGTACAACCGCGAGACCGGGTCGAACCTGAAGCCGCCGGCGCCCAACCCCAAGACAAAGGCGGATGCAGGGCGTAAGGCGTCGTTTTGCGCGCGTATGGGCGCGGTTGCAGCCAAGGCTAAGGATGGCGAACGCGCCAAAGCCAGCCTCAAACGGTGGAAATGCTCATGAAAAAGGGTCTGTACGCTAACATCCATGCCAAAAAAGAACGGATTGCCGCCGGTTCTGGCGAAAAGATGCGTAAACCGGGCACCAAGGGCGCCCCGACTGCAAAAGCGTTCAAAGAGAGCGCCAAAACAGCTAAAAAGGGCAAATGATGCGCCGCATGACCCCCATGAAGACGCCGATGGGCCTGAAAATGCCCAAACCGAAGGCCGAAATGGATGCGATCCCGCTGGCGCGTAAGCCCATGCCGGGCGGCAAAGACATTATCAGCATCACCACGCGGATGCGTGAGACGCCCATGAAGAAGGGCAAATAAGATGCCTTTGTCCAAATCCACCGGCAAAGAGGCGTTCCGCAAAAACATCAAGGCGGAAGTGAAGGCTGGTAAGCCGGTCAAACAGGCTGTAGCTATCGCCTACAGCGTCAAGCGCGAAGCGGCCAAAAAGGGTAAGAAGTAAGCATATGGCCGACCCCACAGGCATTCAGAAGGCGGGCCAGGTCGCCAACGTGGGGTCAAACCCAGAGAAGGTGCCTGCGCGCGACGACGACAAGATGGCGACCATGCGCCACCGCCTGAAGATGGCGCAGTCGGCGTATTCGGACAGCCGTGAGGACGAACTGGACGATCTGCGGTTCATGGCCGGCAGCCCTGACAACCAGTGGCAGTGGCCCGCCGACGTGCTGGCGACCCGCGGGTCGGTGCAGGGCCAGACGATCAACGCGCGTCCGTGCCTGACCATCAACAAGCTGCCGCAGCACGTCCGTCAGGTGACGAACGAGCAGCGCCAGAACCGGCCAAGCGGCAAGGTCATCCCTGCGGACGACAACGCCGACGTGCAAGTCGCTGAGATTTTCAACGGCGTGGTGCGGCACATTGAGTATATGTCGGACGCCGACGTGGCCTACGACACTGCCTGCGACAACCAAGTGACCTACGGCGAGGGCTACATCCGCCTGCTGACGGAATACTGCAACGACGAGACGTTCGATCAGGACATCCGCATCGGGCGCGTCCGCAACTCGTTCAGCGTCTACATGGACCCGACGATCCAAGACCCGTGCGGCGCCGACGCTGAGTGGTGCTTCATCACCGAAGACATCCTTAAAGAAGAATATGAGCGGATGTTCCCGGACGCGACGCCGATCAGCACGCTGTACAGCCAAGGCGTGGGCGATCAGGGCATCTCGTCGTGGCTTCAGGAAGACACGATCCGCATCGCGGAATATTTCTACAACACCTACGAAAAAGCCACGCTGCACCTGTACCCGGACAACCAGACTGCCTACCGCGGCACGCCGCAGGACAAGCAACTTACGGCCATGTTCGGCAAGCCGATCCGCAGCCGCGAAGTTGACCGCAAGAAGGTCATGTGGATGAAGACCAACGGCTTCGACGTGCTGCAAGAGCGCGAGTGGGCCGGCAAGTGGATTCCGGTCGTGCGCGTCATCGGCAACGAGTGGGAAGTTGACGGCCAGATGTACATCAGCGGCCTTGTGCGGAACGCCAAGGACGCCCAGCGGATGTACAACTACTGGACGAGCCAAGAAGCCGAGATGCTGGCGCTGGCTCCCAAGGCACCCTTCATTGGCTATGGCGGCCAGTTCGAAGGCTACGAAATGCAGTGGAAGACCGCCAATACGACCAATTGGCCGTATCTGGAGGTCAATCCCGACGTGACGGATGGAGCCGGGGCTGTCCTCCCCCTGCCCCAGCGCGCGCCTCCTCCGTTGCCCCAGACCGGCTTGATCCAGGCCAAGATGGGGGCTGCTGACGACATTAAGGGAACCACAGGCCAGTACGACGCCAGCCTTGGGATGCAGGGCAACGAACGCTCTGGTAAGGCCATCCTCGCCCGCGAGAAGCAGGGCGACGTTGGCACGTACCACTACGTGGACAACTTGGCCCGTGCGATCCGCCACATCACCCGGCAGATCGTGGACATGATCCCGAAGATTTACGACACGCAGCGCATCGCCCGCATCATCGGCGTTGACGGTGAAGTCGATATGGTCAAGTTCAACCCATCGCAGGCTGAACCTGTCAAGGAAATCCGCGACCAGATGGGTGCGTTGATCGAAAAGGTCTACAATCCCAGCGTCGGCACCTACGACGTGATGGTCACGACCGGCCCAGGCTACATGACCAAGCGTCAGGAAGCCTTGGACGCCATGTCGATGATCCTGCAATCCAACCCGCAGCTTTGGACTGTGGCAGGCGATCTGTTCATCAAGAACATGGATTGGCCGGGCGCGCAGGAGATGGCAGCGCGGTTCAAGAAGATTCTTGACCCGAAGGTTCTGTCGGAAGGCGATCAGTCGCCTGAGATGATGGCCGCCCAGCAGCAACTGGAAGCTATGACGCAAGAACTGAACCGCATGACGGACATCATCTCCAACGTGCAGGACAGCGTTGCCCAGCGCGAGGTGGACATCAAGGAATACAAGGCTCAGGTGGACGCTTACGACGCCGAGACGAAGCGTATCAGCGCCGTGCAGCAGAGCATGACGCCGGAACAGATTCAGGACATCGTCATGGGTACTATCGCTGCGGCGCTGGACACCGGCGACCTGATCGGCGGCGCGCCTGAGATGCGCGAGATGCCTGACATGGAGATGGAACAGCCTGAGATGCCAGAGATGGGCGAAATGCAGCCCGAAATGCCGCCTGAAGGAATGATGGAATGAAGTGCGCGGACTTTGTAGGGATGCTGTTTCTGGCGCGGGATGTGACCCATTCCGCCCACCTGAACACGCGCAGCTATGCCAAACACGTCGCGCTGAACGAGTTCTATGACGGCATCATCGACTTGGCGGACAAGTTTGCCGAAGCCTACCAAGGAAAGTACGGCCTGATCGGGCCGATCTCGCTGATGTCGGCCAAAAAGACCAACAACGTGGTCGAGTTTTTGGAAGGTCAGTTGGCTGATCTGGAGGAAATGCGCTATAAGGTGGTCGATAAGGAATGCACCCCGCTCCAGAATATCATCGACGAGATTTTTGGGCAGTACTACTCTACGCTGTATAAGCTGAAATTTCTGGCGTAAGGATGCCGTATGCCTACCGCAACCTACAACAAATTTCAGCCTGCCATCGAAAATCTGTTTGAAAACATCAACTCAGGTTCTGACACCTGGGTGATCAAACTGGCAACGGCAGTCAACGCTGTTGCCGGGACGATCACCGAAGTTGCAAACGGAAACGGCTACACAACCGGCGGAAACGCCGCAACGGTAACGTCGGCATCGCAAACTGGCGGCACCTTTACCTTGGTCTTGGCCAGCCCGGCGGTATGGACGGCGTCAGGCGCCGGGTTTTCGTTCCGATACGCGATCCTGACCGACAGCACCACAAGCACAAACGTGGCGTATTGGGATTACGGGGCTTCACAGGCGGTGGCGTCAGGCGAAACAGTCACTGTCACGCTTGACCCGACCAACGGCGTTTTCCAAGCCACGTAAGGACGCGCTGTGACGCCTGCCACCATTAAAATCGACTTTAAGTTTGACACCGTTTACGGCGTGTTTTGCGACGCGCTGCATCTACCAGCCGATCACAGCTACACCGACGATCAAATTGCAGCTATGAAGCAGGAGCGGCTGGATAACTGGCTGTTTGTTGTTGAAAACCCGCCTGAACCCGAAATGACCGAGGCCGACAATGGCTGACCGTTATTGGGTAGGTGGAAGTGCAAACTGGGATGGCACGGCGGGAACTAAATGGTCTACCACATCCGGCGGTCTTGGCGGCGCGTCAGTTCCTACCACTGCTGACGATGTGTTTTTTACAAACCTGTCTACAGGCAATTGCATAATTTCTACGGGCAATACCGGCGCAAAGTCAATCAACTGCACCGGGTTTGCCGGAACAATCTCCGGTTCTGCGGCTATTACCATAGCCGGCAGCGTCACGCTTGTTGCGGGTATGTCCTTTCCTTACATTGGCGCTATAACAATTACCGGCACAGGAACGCTGACGACTGCGGGTAAAAGCCTTAACAGCATAACAATTAATGGTTCTGGCATTACAGTAACGCTTGGAGATGCGTTAAACGCAAACACCATAACTCTTACACAAGGAACTTTTAACGCAAATATTTATAATGTAACCTCGGCAAGATTTCTATCCAATAACACAAACACTAGAACGATTACAATGGGGTCGGGGTTGTGGACGTTAAGCGCGGCATCGACAGTCGCCACTCTTGCGCCTTGGAATACATCTACAATTACTAACTTAACGTTTAACAAAAACACCGCAAATATTTTGCTATCTAATAATACAACAACTACAAGGTCATTTTTTGGCGGGGCGCTTGCTTACAACAAGTTAACTATTGGCGGAAACACCAGCACGTCTATTTGCCGTCTTGAAAACGCAAGCTCATTTACCGAACTTGCGTCTACTAAAACCGTTGCCCACACCGTTACTTTAGTCTCAAATTTAGGCACCATAGATACGTGGAGCATTACTGGTTCTGCGGGTAACGTCGTCACAGTCAACAGCAGCACTGTAGGCACGCGCCGCACGTTTAATTTAACCAACATCACCAGCAGCATAGACTATCTAAGTGTCACAGATATTGGGGTAAACCAGGCCAACCGTTTCTACGTCGGGGTAAACTCAACGAACGGCGGCAACAACCTGAACGTCATATTCACGGCGCCCCCCAGCATCGGTTACACAATCACGGCTGTCAACGGCACGTACCTAGTGAGCGGGCAAAATGCTACGCTATCTTTCGGGCGCTTGCTTTCCGCCCAAAACGGGGTATATTCTGTCGCTGGTCAAGCTGTAGATATTTCGGTGGGCGCCCCGCCTGCCCCCACGCTAGGGATAGAGCTTTTTGTTGAAATCCGTTCGTTTACCGAACGCAGGAGATTTTGATGGCGATCAATCTGAAGGCAATCACTAGCTGCATGGGCTACCAGCAAATTTCAACGCTGAGTAGCGCGCAGAGCCTGACCATCCCGGAAGTTGACCCTTCCACGGGCCTCAAGGCTATGCCGACCATTGCGCTGATCACGCCTGAAACCAACGCTGTCCGTTGGCGCGATGATGGCACAGCCCCCACGGCTTCGGTGGGTATGCCTCTTGCCGCTGGCGTGACGCTTCAGTATGACGGCGATCTGAAAAAGATCAAGTTCATTGAGCAGACCGCGTCTGCGAAGATCAACATCAGCTACTACGTGTAAGGGCGGCGACATGAACATCTCAGGCGATACCCCCGGCGTGGACTACGTTGCGTATTTCACCAAGCAGCTTCCCAAGGACTTGGCCGCTATGGCTGCGCTGCGCGACGAACTGGCGGTTCGCCAGGGCGCGCTGTCGGCTGCTGAAGCGGCGCTTGCGGATCGGGACGCCGCGGCAAAGGAACTGGAAGCAGCCAAGGCTGAAGCCGCAGCGATCAAGGCTGACGCCGTGAAAGCTAACGGCGACGCTAAGTCTGCCAACGCTGCCGCCAAGAACCGCGAAGCGGCTGTAAGCGTCACTGAGGCCGCGCTGGCCGACAAAGTCAAGACCGTTGAGGCTGATCTGGCCGTGCGCCTGAAGGCTTGCGAAACGCTGGAAGCCGGTCAAGCCAAGCTGACCGCCGATCTGGCCGCGCGCAGCGCCAAGCTGGACGAAGATTCCGCCGCGCTCGACGCGCGCATCAAGGCATTTCAGCAGAAGGTTGCTAATCTCTCTGTCTGAGTAAAACCGTACCGGCGAGGCTCACCGGGAACTCCATAGGGGTTATACATGGACGAGAATGTCCCAAACGAAGCGGATGCCTCCGCGCCGGAACTGGAAGCTACGGCAGCAATCCAGCCCGAAGAAAACACGACGCCGGAAACGCCTGTCGAACAGGAAGCAGCCAAGACCTTCTCGCAGGAGGAACTGGACGCCATCGTCGGCAAGCGGCTTGCAAGGGAACAGCGTAAGTGGGAGCGTGAGCAAGCCCAGCGACTGGAAATGGCCCAAGCGCAGAAAGCGGCAGCACCGCCTTCTGATCTGAGCGCCGACCAGTTCAACACCTACGAAGATTACGCAGAGGCTTTGGCCGAACGTAAAGCGGAGGAATTGTTGGCGCGGCGGGAAACTGCCAAGCAGCAACAGGCATTGCTCGAAAACTACCACGACCGTGAAGAAGCGGCGAGGGATCGGTACGACGACTTTGAACAAGTCGCCTACAACCCCAACCTGTCCGTCACGGAGACAATGGCGCAAAGCATCCAGGCTTCCGACATTGGCCCCGACGTCCTGTATTGGCTCGGTTCCAACCCGAAGGAAGCGGATCGCATTGCCCGGCTGCCGCCCATTTTGCAGGCTAAAGAGATCGGAAAACTTGAAGCCGGCATGGCCTCAAGCCCGCCGGTTAGAAAAACTTCAACCGCCCCGGCACCGATTGCACCTGTCACAGCCCGCGCTTCTGGCGCGCCGACGTATGATACGACCGACCCTCGTTCGACCAAGTCGATGAGTACGTCGGAATGGATCGAAGCGGAACGGATGAGGCAGATCAAGAAGTACGAGGCACAACGCAACCGTTAATTTGGGACTACCACCATGGCTAACTCGATTCTTACTATCGACATGATCACGCGGAAGGCTCTCGAAATCCTCGAGAACAACCTCGTGCTCACCCGCAACGTCAACCGTCAGTACGACGACAGCTTCGCTGTTGAAGGCGCCAAGATTGGCTCCACTCTGCGTATCCGTCTGCCCGACCGCGCTCTGGTCACGGACGGTGCTGCCCTTCAGGTGCAGGACGACAACGAGCAGTTCACCACGCTGACCGTTGCCAACCAGAAGCACATCGGCGTGAACTTCACGACCGCCGAACTGACCATGCAGTTGGACGACTTCGCAGAGCGCGTGCTGAAGCCGCGTATCTCGCAGCTTGCCTCCAGCATCGACGCTGACGTGGCCAACGCCTACGCCACCATCGGCAACACGGTCGGCACCCCCGGCACCACCCCGGCCACTTCTCTGGTTCTGCTTCAGGCCCAGCAGAAGCTGAACGAAAACGCTGCCGTGATGTCGCCGCGCTACGCGACGGTCAACCCGGCTGCCAACGCTGGCTTGGTTGAAGGCATGAAGGGCCTGTTCAACCCGACCGACACCATCAGCAAGCAGTTCAAGAACGGCATGATGGGTACCGGCGTGCTTGGTTTCGAAGAAATCAACATGTCGCAGTCGATCAAGCAGCACACCACTGGTTCGCGTACCGCCACCGGCGGCACGACCTCGGCGGCTGTCACTGCTGAAGGCGCCACCACCATCGCCATCACCGGCGCTGGTGCATCAACTACTGTCCGTGCTGGTGACGTGTTCACCGTGAACGGCTGCTTCGCTGTGAACCCGCAGACCCGTGAAAGCACTGGTTCGCTGTTCCAGTTCGTCGCGCTGGCCAACGTCACGTTGGGTTCTTCGGGCGAAGGCAACATCACTGTTGCCCCGATCTACTCGGCTACCAACGCGCTGGCCACTGTGAACTCGCTGCCGGCTACTTCGCAGGCTGTCGTGTTCGTGGGCGCCGCCAGCACCCAGTACGCGCAGAACCTGGTGTACCACAAGGACGCCATCACCTTCGCTACCGCCGACCTTCTGCTGCCGCAGGGTGTCGATATGGCGTCGCGTCAGGTGCATAACGGCATCAGCCTGCGTATCGTTCGTCAGTACGACATCAACAACGACCGTATGCCTTGCCGCATCGACGTTCTGTATGGCTTCAGCACGATCCGTCCGCAGATGGCTTGCCGCATCTGGGGCTAACCTGAAACCGGCCCCCGGTTCGCCGGGGGCCAACTTCTTTGAAAGGATTCTACAATGGCTCTCCCCAATGGCGGCGGTGGTTATCAGGTCGGCGACGGCAACCTGGACGAACCGCTTATCGACGCAATCCCGCTTCCGCTCTCGGTTGCTTCGACCGCAACTCTGACTGCGGCCCAAGTGCTGAACGGCATTCTGCTGGTTGGCAGCGGTGCCACCACGGCGCAGACCTACACGCTGCCGACCGTGGCGCTGCTGGAAGCTACCCTGTCCAACTCGGATAAGGTTGGCACGGCGTTTGAGTTCCGTGTGGTCAACCTCGGCACGTCGTCCGGCACCGCGATTATCGCTGCCGGCACCGGCTGGACGGTGACGGGTTCGCTGACCATGACCGTTCCGGTCACGACCGGCGCTACCATGGTCGCCCGCAAGTCTGCCGCCGGCGCTTGGACGCTGTACCGCGTCAATTAATGAGTTAGCCCCGGCCTTCGGGTCGGGGCTACCTTTTCAGGAGACAGACAATGCCGAATACCAAATCTATCGGTGTTGCTTATGAGGATCAATACCTCGACGGCGCCACCATCGCTAATCCAGTCTACACGGCCAAGGGCGCGGCTCTTACCGCGCAACTTACCACAGTCACGGCGTCGGCGCCCGGCACCGCGGACTTTGCTGTCCAAGACCTTGTTAACCCCGGTTTTGGGTTTGTAAACGCCAACGAAGCGCAGACGGTTTTGTCGGTTATTATCAACCTTCAGACCCGCGTTGCTCAGTTGGAAAGCCGCCTTCAGGCGCTTGCCCTGATCGCGTAACAGTGGGCGGCCTTCGGGCCGTCCATTTTACGGAGTTTCTATGACCGTCATTTATATGGTTCACCCGGCGCACGGCGCCAAGGTTGCGATCTCCAACGAGGAAGCGATTTTGGATGCATTTGACGGCTGGGAACGCTATGATGTGGTTACGTCATCTGTGGTGACGGACGATGACGAGGATGAGATCGTCAACGAGATGGCGGCACCAAAGCGGCGCGGACGCCCCCGCGCAAAGCAGGAAGACTGACCAATGACGAGCGCCGGCGACATCATCAACGGGTCACTGCGGCTTTTGGGTGTCCTGGCCGAAGGCGAAACGCCGTCAGCCGAAACGTCGCAAGACGCGCTGGCCGCCATGAACCAGATGATTGATAGCTGGAACACAGA